CCATTATTCTTAGGTGGTCGTTTGTTCATGGACTCCAACAGTTCTAATTTACTGTTGAACTTGTTAAGGTCATACTCTTTGGTCTCTTGATTGAAACATTCAAAGAGGTGACCCTTCCAGTTATCACCACCACAGTTATCTAGTTTAGTGTTACCGACTAGTTTGACGTAGTCAGGTAACGTTATAAACTCCTGTGGTAACTCAGGGAGGTTGTTGATTGTAGTCAATCCCATTGTATTACCTCCGTTATTCATGGGTATAAGGTACAAACAATCAAACAATATATCAAGAATACAAACGGATGTATCCTGTATTTGTTGTATACATCCCTATAAATCAAACAATATCAATATTTAACCCATAACTATCATTATGTATAATCCAGATTCTCAACCTACTATTTTCAACCCAATAACGTAACGACCGGATAGGGGGCGGGGTAAAAGGCCCACTCACATTGTACGCTAATTTTTCAGTTTTCCACACAAATGCTGTAAATATCACACATTTGTAAGAATTTCTTACTTTCTTACGTATATTATATATATATATGCTCTATATTGCTTTGCTTAGCCTTAGCTAATGCTGATATAATATATATATTATATGCTGCAGGCGTCAGAAAGAGATTTTGCTTGTAGGCAACGGTTTCAACCAGTTAGATTCACCATATGAATAAAGAGTTGTGGTAGATGCCGTTGGAAAAGCTACAAAGAGGAGTTTTTTAAGGGCTGCAAGTCATCATTGTGCTAATTGGGATGCCGGAAACTGCCTTGGCTGCATGATGAAAACAGAGAAAAAAGTGATTATTTTTAAAATATCACACAAATTATCCAATAAGCCCTGTATAGTCAATTCAGGGTGTGAATATTTCAATAATGTTGTTGTACCGGGAATCAGTAATGGAAGATGAATACCTAGATTTAGTTGATACAGTTGATAGATTGAAGTTTCTTTGTAAGAGACTGAATCTTTCCAAGATAGTTGATGGTGATTTTGGGCAAATTGACATTTTAGCAGAGATAAAGGAGAGAATAGAAATGATAGAATTAGAGCGTATTGACGAGCCGCTTGTAGATAAGTTCAAATATCAGGCTTAATGCTGTGAAAAAGAAGATTCATAGACGTGCCGTGGTAATACCGGACATACATTTCCCATTACAGGAAGATGCCGCTATAAATGTGGTCTTAAAGGCTATAAAGATGGTAAAACCCAACATATTCATCTGTTTGGGCGATTTAGGAGAGTGGAAGAGCGTTTCTCCATTCAAGTATAAGCGCCGTAAGCGGCCCCCATTGGAGTATATACTGGAAGATTTAAAGGTTGAGGCTGAAAAGGTCAATAATGGTCTTGATTTGTTCGATAAAGCCCTTAAAGCTGTGGGATGTAAGGAAAAGCATATGATTGAGGGCAACCACGATTTCTGGCTTAATTCGTTTGTAGATGAGTTTCCGTACCTGCCGAAGTACAGATTCCCTGAAATCATGTCTCTTAAGGACAGAGGGTACAAATACTACCCTTACGGCAGGCTTATGAGAATCGGCAAGCTCTATTTCTACCATGGCGGCCACTATACCACAATGTACCATACTAAGCAACATGCCCAGAATCTTGGCAAAAATGTGATGTATGGCCATACTCATGATGTGCAGCGGCATGGAATTACCCATATAGACGGTGCTCACCATGCTTGGTCACTCGGATGCCTCAAGGATATGTCAAAAGAGGTCAATGAATGGCTAAAAGGCCGTCAAACTAACTGGTGCCACGCTTTCGCTGTGATTGATTGGTTCGATGATAATAACTTCAGGATAGATGTAATAGACATATACAAAGGAAAAACATACGTATGGGGGAAGTTAATAGATGGAAACACATAGCGTCCGGAGGGCTCGGCAAGGGCTAAATAGTAATATAGGTTGGGAGTGGCGCTATGCGTTCAAAACTGGTTAAAGGTAAGAAAGAATACTTATATAAAAATAAGGATGAGTTCTATGAAAACGAAGAAAATGAGTTTATTGACGATTGGCGTAGGTCAAAAGTCAATGATTGGGTATTAACTGATGATGGGCAAGTGTGTCGTATATTACACAGGGGTTCCTTTTCAAGTGGAAACGAGTATGTGCGTACCGTCTTGGGAAGCTACCCCGTCAGAGATAGTATACAAATGGTCGGAAAAATCGCTGAAGACGTCTATAGGTTCACAAAATCGACAAAACCTAGAAAAGATAGACCGGAAGAGAAAAATCCGAATAGAAGGGAAATAGTCTTTGCAAAGTATGTTGCTAACGGAATGCCCCCTGAACAGGCTTATTTGCGTCTATATAATACAAATAATAGAGAATATTCAAAAAATGCTTCTACTGCTCTATTAAAAACAAAAAGGATAAGAAGATTGGTTAATGAAGAAACAAAGAAAATGCTTGGACAAGTTGGTGTTGATGAAGAATATCTATTGGCTAATGTTAAGGATGTTATTGATAAAATAGACGGCAGGGATTCAGATAAGCTGAGAGCTATAGAAATGCTAATGAAAATAGCTGGTATGTTCCCGAATGATAAGAAAACAGAGTCTTTGACTGTATTTCAGGGATTTACCAGTGAACAGCTAAGTCAGTTGAATAGTGCCAATATAAAAGCTATTGGCCATGCCGAAAAAGATATCACATAGCGATATATCATTATATTTGATGCCAATGTACCGTAGTTCATCAAAATCATGTAAAGTGTGTAATAAAAAGTTGAACAGCCGTATAAAAATGATAGTATTTAATGAAAAATATATGCCGATAGGGTTTAGTTGTAAATACTGTCATTCTATTTATGTTGAGAATGATGTACTGATTGGAGTTGGCAACCCTGATAAGGTGGATATACATGGAGAAACCTAAACATGACAATTTCTTTGAGACCTATCTTGATATAGACCATTGGGCTGAGTCAGAAGAGATAAAGGATAGTTCTATAAAAAATACCAGTAAAAAACGAATACGTCAGGAAAAACGTAAGATTGAGTCAAATAGTAGATGGAAACCAAAGAAAAAGAAATAATACCGTTTAATATAGTCCCTCCACCGTCTGAATCAAAGATTAATGATGAGGTACTGAGAAGGTCACTAAAAGACTTAATATACTTTGGCAGGGCATTTCTGCCTAAGGATTTCCTAGATAAGAGTGAATCTCCTAAGTTTCACTATGAAGTGTCTAAAAAACTGATGTCTACGAAGCCAGCTGCTAGAATATGTAATATATTGCCCCGTGGATTTGGTAAATCAATACTTTCTAAGGCTGCTGTGATGCATAAGATGCTGTTCTCCCCACAGGGAGAAAGACTCTTTGTAGCGTGGGTTGCTGAGGAACAGGGGCAGGCTATTGACCACATTAAGTATCTAAAGTCACATTTTGAGTATAATGATAAGATAAAGTATTATTTTGGTACTTTAGCTGGTGATTCTGTTGGCAACAGGTGGACTGAAAAGGATATTGTTACTTCAAAGGGCGATAGGATAATAGCAAAGGGTACATCACAGAGGCTAAGAGGGCGTACTGAGATAGATGTACGTTATACTGGTATTATACTTGATGACTTTGAATCAGAGCTTAATACTAAAACACCCGAAAGGCGTGATGAGATTAAGAAATGGATTGTATCTACAGTATATCCGGCTCTTGAGGAATCTCCCGGGCGTGAGGGATGGATATGGCTGGCTGGTACTATTGTACACTATGACAGCTTTTTACAGATGGTTGTTGATGGACACAGGGATGCTACAAAGGACGGCAGGAAATATCCTTGGGATTTAACATTCTATAGAGCAATAGAAGATGGTAAACCACTTTGGCCGCAGCAGTTTCCACTTGAGAAGATGGCTGCTAAGAAAAGGGAGTTTATTGAGGCTGGTCTTGTTAATAAGTTTGCTCAGGAGTATATGAACGATGCCCGTGATATTTCAGATGCTGCATTTAAGATTGACAGGATACAGAAGCATAATCATACTTTTGTTTCAAAAGACAAGTTTGCCTATCTTGAGGATAAGGAAGGCGATTTTATACCAGTAAACATATACGTAGGTGTGGATATAGCGGCTACAGCGACAAAGAAATCAGACTTTCAGGTTATTTTAGTGATTGCTATAGATAAGAATAAGAATCGGTATATATTGGAATATTTCCATGAGAGGATACCAACATTCGATGTACCGGAGAAAATCATTGAAATAGCTAAGAAGTATAGTCCAGTAAAGAGAGTTACTATAGAAACAGTAGCTGCTCAGGAAATGGTAAGGGATATGGTAACAAGGATAGCCCATGATGACAGGAGGTTGATGCCGGGTATATTTAAGGGAGTCAGGCCGCCTGCTGGTATAAAAAAAGAAGACAGATTAGAAACATCTCTCGGCCCCATAGTTAATACTAAGAAATTATATATAAGACCGAATATGACTGAAATAGTGGATGAGTTCTTTGAACATCCATTTGCTAAGAATGATGACTTATTAGATGGGCTGTATTATGCTGATTATTATGCTAAACCTCCGTTGAGCGATAAAATGGGTAAAGATAAGTTTGATAAGACGCCAAAAAGGAGAGAAATGCGTAAAAAGTATAACTGGTTCACCGGCGCAAGAATTTCATAAAAAGTTGCTATTTAGTATTGACATATAGAATTTTTGGTTCTTAACTTTAAAAGTATCAATGCAAATACAAGAAGACCCTAGAGCTAAACTTACCCGCGAGCTGTTTCAACGCTATAAGGACGCTCGTGCTGATTGGGATACGGAAGCACGAAATGATATTGATTTCTTTTATGGGAATCATTTCTCTAATGACGAGGTTGATGATTTAGAAAATCGTAACCAAGCTGCAGTGCCGATGGACAGAGTTGGACCTGCTATTGAGAAACTAAAAGCTATGCTCACATCAAAGGCTCCTGCCTTTACAGCTATACCAAGAGAAGATTCAGATGTAAAAGTGTCAAAGCTCTGGCGTATTGTAATGAGCTATGTATGGGAGATATCAGATGGCAATGCTCAGTTAAAACAGGCTATCCATGACCATAGTACAACTGGATTAGGTTATTTATATGTATATGTTGACACAGAATCTGATTTTGGTAAAGGAGAGGTTAAATTTACAAATGTTAATCCTTTTCGTGTTTACGTACCGTCTTCTGCCCGGGATAGATACTTCAATGATGCTGATAATGTTATCTTATCAACTATACTTACTGATGAACAGATTTTAAATATATATCCTGAGCTTGGGCCTCAACTTAATCCTGAAACTGGAGAGATGGAAGAAGGCCTTATAGAACATATTTCAGCTTATAATGAAGAAGATTATCCATCAGCTAATAATAGCAACCAACAGGCTACTTGGACACCTGCTGAGGCTGAAAATCTGGAAATCTCACATCAGCAGAAGTATCAGGTATTAGAAAGATTTTTTAAGATAAAAGTACCATTCTATCGAGTGGTAGATGTTAAGAATGATGAAGAGATGATTCTTAACGAAGAAGAATTTCAGAAGTTTCTTGAAGAGAATCCCGGTGTATTTGAGCGGGGATTGGTTCAATTTGAAGAAGTTTTACAGGCCCGTGTAGCGGTAGTTGCGTCGGTTGGAGAGGTGGTTCTGTACGAATCAGTTCTTAATACTAATATATATCCCATTGTACCGTTACCTAACATATATACAGGTACTCCTTACCCGAGGTCTGATATATCGAGAGCGCGCCCCATGCAAAGACTATTGAATAAATTATGGTCTTTGGCGCTTTCACATGCTCAGGCTTCAGCGGGCCTGAAATTATTGGTTCCTCTTGGCAGTGTTGATGATATAAGCCAGTTAGAAATGGATTGGGCTAATCCCAATGCTGTTATAGAAGTTGATACATCTCAGGGTGAGCCCCATTTCCCAGCTCCTACGCCGTTGGCTGGTGAATTTTATAAGTTAATTCAATCATGTGAATTTTATATTGATTTTACATTTGGATTACCGGAGTTGATGCATGGGTTTTCTGAGAAAGCTCCTGATACTTTTAAAGGTACAGAGAGAATGCTTGCTCAAGGGGCTGAAAGACCTAAGTCTAAATTGAGAGATATTGAGTTCAGTATCCGTAGGTTAGGTCAGGTAGTGTACGGCATGTCTAAGGGGCATTATACATTTAAGAAGATTTTTCGTCTTACTCAGGCTAATAATAATGTTAATGAAGTTATGGCTAATTATTATGATGACTATACAGAAACTGTATTTGATATCCAAAAAGAGAGGCATTCTATTGGTCAGCATGATATTAGTATTGAGCCGGGTTCAACTTTACCAACCAGCAAGTGGGCTGAGTTTCAGGTTTATCTTGAAGCCTTCCAGCTTGGGCTTGTTGACAGGGTAGAAGTAATTAAGAAGAATCCGGAACTTTTTGATAAGGAAGGATTAATTAAGAGAATGGGTGAGATACAGCAGTTGCAACAACAAGTTGAGCAACTTACTGAACAAAATAAAGAATTGCAGGGCGACCTGCAGACGGCACAGAGAGAGTCTGTAAGTGACAGGAAGCGGGTTGAAGTTGAGAAATTTAAATCACGACTTTCTGAAGTACAGTCTGGTGCCAAGGCTGATAGAAAAGTACAAGCTAATAAGCTTGATAACGCGGTGAAGCTCGAAATGGAAAAATTAAGACCAGCAATGGAAGAATTTGAAGCTGGTCTTGGTTCTGTTCCTGAAGTTTAGAGACATCGCAGGGAGATAATAAAATGAATGAAGCCGAAACAACACAATCGCAAGACCAAGCAGTAGAAGATGCTGGATTTAACGAGGTGCAGGGATATGACCCGGACTATGTAGACCGTAGTAATGTTGCTGCCGCTGATAATTCAAATAGCAATACATATCAAGTAGATTGGGAATCCGAAGCTAAGAAGTTCCAATCCATGAATGACAAAAATGCATCTGAGAATCAAAAGATGCGTAAAGACATGGAATACTTGGTACAGGAGTTTGCTAAAACTCAGAATCAATCCACCGTCCCGTCTAAGGAGTCTGCGTTACCCGAGGATGAATTTAATCCTTGGGATGCGTATTATAAGCCTGAATCTGCCAGTTACAAGTTTCGTAAACAACACGAACAGGAAACTGTCAATCAGGCTATGAGTCAACAGAAAGCTGAAATGAATGAGCAGATGTTGATTAATAATACAGTTAGTGATTTACGTAGTGTTCATAATTTGAGTGAAAATGAAATTCAGGATTTTATGCAGTGGTCAACAAATCCATCAAGTAATTTGAGTTTGGATACGTTGATAGATGTATGGAAAGGTGAAACTGAAAGAAGCATTTTACCAGCTCAAAGAGGTGAAGCTACGGAATCATTAGCAGCGGTGAAAGCCGCAAAAGAGGCTCCCCGCAGCGCCGGAGTATTACAGGGTTCTCAACCCGAACAAAAATCAGATATTGATAAGGTATGGGAACAAGTTATGTCGGCAAGCGGAAGGAGCAATGTACTTTAAGATAAACTAATAGGAGTCATAGATGGCAACGTATAATAGCGGTCAGCTAAAACATAGTGACCCCGGTGCAGTTATTGACAGTACGGTTCATTCTAGGAGACTATATAATTTTAGCGACAGAGTCGCTGATTTAGCTCCAGACGAATCTCCGTTCTTTGTATATCTGTCGAAGGTCGCTAAAGTGCCTACCGATGACCCTCAGTTTAGATTCCTTGAAGACCGTAACAAAATCGCTATTACAGACCGTTCCTTTTTAATACAGGCGGCAGTTACATTATCAGCAGCCGGAAGTACCACTACTGTTACTTTCGATACTACTGGTGGAGCAAGTGTTGACTGGCTTATTAAAGGTATGGTCGTATTGATTGGTGAAGACGATGACAGTACAAACCAACCAGCACATAACGTAGTTCGTATTGAGTCACTTACTGATAGTGGTGCTTATACTACAGCGACGTGTCGTACTATTTCTAAAGCAGGTGCCTCTTCGGCAGAACTTGCTGTTGATGATAATACGAAGTGTATGGTAATTGGTACTTCTTTTGAAGAAGGCTCAGGTTCTCCTGATGTATGGTCGCAAGAACTGGATAATGATTATGGTTATACCCAAATCTTTAAAACAGCTTGTGAATTGACCAATACAGCGAGAGCTACTCGTTATCGTGGATACGCTGATGAATGGCAACGGATATGGAATCTCAAACTAAGGGAACATAAGGTAGACATCGAGAGAGCTATGCTTTTCGGTCAAAGAGCATCTGTACAGGGCATTCAGTATTCTGAAGGCATTACAGGTCAAATCATGAAAAATAGTCAGTCAAATGTAGTTGCAGGTGGTGGACAAGTTTCGTACAATGAAGGCGAAGCTTATTTTAAGTCTGTTACTGCTGCTGAGTGGACTTATGATGATATTCTTTCAGACCTTGAAGTGATTTTCGACCCGGCAAGGGGCGGAACATCTTCAAAGCTAGCTCTGTGTTCTCTTCCGGTTATTACTCAATTCAACAAGATGGGTGATACTGGTTTTATTGATTATTCTACTGCAAGCACACAAGCCCAGTATATGATTGAAAGAGCTACTGGCTCATTCGGTCATAGGGTTACTAAAGTTGATACCATTCATGGTGACATCACACTCGTGAAAGAACCATTGTTTAGGGGATTAGCTGCAGGCTTTATGTGTATGATTGATTTAGACCACGTATCATACCGTCCTCTTGTTGGAAACGGTATTAACCGTGATACTCATATAATTACAAACGTGCAGTCAGATGATGAAGATTTGCGGAAAGACATGATTCTCACAGAAGCAGGTCTGGAAGTAAGTCTTCCTGAAACTCATGCACTGTTTAATTTAGAAGGAGTATAACATGAGAGCTGATTATTTAAATGAAAATAGTTCATCCACTTATAGTCTCAAAGATAAGGTACAGCTTCTTTCTGCAGCAATTACATTGACTGAGAAAGATAGTCATAAAGTGTTTTATGTTGAGTCTTCAGGTGGGGCTTATTCAGTAACTTTCCCAACAGGTGCAGACATTGAAGACGGAATTTATTATAAATTCTGGGTCAATGAGAATTCACCTACAGGGGCAGTTACATTTGCCGCTGGTAGTGCTATTATCTTTGGTAAAGTCAACGAAACTGAAGTTGATACTGGAGACGATGGCCCCGGTTCAAGCGCTGATGGAGCAACTGGTGTTTCCAATGTAATTTGGGGAACATCAGCACTTAAAGGTGATTATTTAGAATTTTCATCTTTTGGTGGACATTGGTACTTAACTGGTCAGTCTGGTAAAGATGGAGCCGTAACTACATCATAATCCGAATAAATAAGGATAACAGTGAGGAACTGTGGGGGTTGTCGTATAAAGGACGGCCCCCGAAATCCAAAGAATTATGAAAAAGTGTATAAATTGTGAAAAGCCGAATCCGGATAGCTGGTTCTACTGTAAGAAGTGTGGTAAAAAATCAGCTCCTGCAAAGTATACTACTAATTTGTATATGATGAGTGATATTGGTAAAAGAACAGATATTGAGTTTACTAATATGTCAGTTGATGAAAGTGTTAAAGATATGAATAGGAGTAAACATGCCAAAAGTAGGTAAAAAACATTATCCCTATACAAAAAAGGGAAAAGCGGCTGCGAAGAAAGCAAGAAAACGCAGAACTAAAAAGAAGAAATAATTATGGCAGGTACATTAAAAGTTAAAATACAAGAAGATATCATACTTGATAATCAGGATTATGGCTCTAAGCGCACGTTTGAAATATCGAGCATTGCAAACATAACCAAGAAAATAGTTACCATTGCATCTGATGATGATGCTACTGTCTTAGTATTTAAGTCTACTGTGGCATCAGCGGATAGTGCTCTTGATTTACAAACTGTAAAGTATATA